ATTTGGTATATTATCTAAAACTGGAGCTGATGCTAAGAAAATGTTTACTGATAAGGTTGTACCAATATCAGTTAATTATCCTTTCTTTTTTAAACCGATTCAAGATGGTATGGATCGACCTAAAACAGAATTAGCGTATAGAGTACCTGCAACAAAATTAACTAGAAGAAAGTTAACTAGTAATGAAAAAATAGAAGAGTTATCAGGTCTTGATACAACTATTGATTGGAAAAATACTGGAGACAACAGTTATGATGGTGAAAAGTTAAAACTGTTAGTACATGATGAAAGTGGTAAATGGGAAAGGCCAGATAATATATTAAATAACTGGAGAGTAACAAAAACAACTTTAAGGTTAGGTAGTAGAATTATTGGTAAGTGTATGATGGGAAGTACCTCAAACGCCTTGGATAAAGGTGGTGATAACTTTAAAAAATTATACAATGATTCAGATGTTACCCAGCGTAATCGTAATGGTCAAACAAATTCTGGACTGTATAGTTTATTTATACCTATGGAGTGGAACTACGAAGGATTTATTGATGAATACGGTATACCTGTTTTTAATACTCCTAATGAAGAAAGATTAGATCCATGGGGAGACTTAATTGACATAGGTGTTATAGAGCATTGGCAAAATGAAGCTGATGGTTTAAAAAATGATCAAGATGGTTTAAATGAATTTTATCGTCAGTTTCCAAGAACAGAGGAGCATGCTTTTAGAGATGAAGCAAACAATAGTATATTTAACTTAGTTAAAATATACGAGCAGATAGATTACAATGAAGAAACAAATCAAGGTATATCTACTGGTAATTTTCAATGGGTTAATGGTATAAAAGATACTCAGGTTATGTTTTATCCAGATCCAAAAGGAAGGTTTAAAGTTAGTTGGATACCAAAACCTCATCTACAAAATAGAGTAGTAACTAATGGTGGTAGAAAACAACCTGGTAATGAACATATGGGCGCTTTTGGATGTGACTCTTATGATATATCAGGAACAGTTGATGGTAAAGGATCTAAAGGTTCTTTACATGGTTTAAGTAAGTTTAGCATGGAAGATTGTCCACCTAGTCAATTTTTCTTAGAATATATAGCTAGACCACAAACAGCTGAGATTTTCTTTGAAGATGTTTTAATGGCATTAGTATTTTACGGTATGCCGTTATTATGTGAGAACAACAAACCTAGACTTTTATATTATTTAAAACGTAGAGGTTATAGAGGATACTCTATGAATAGACCTGATAAAGTTTGGAATAGACTATCGGTTGCAGAAAAAGAAATAGGTGGAATACCTAACTCAAGTGAGGATGTTAAACAAGCTCACGCGGCTGCTATTGAAATGTATATACAAAATAGTGTAGGTGTAAAAGAAGATGGTACATATGGAAATATGTATTTTAATAGAACATTAAATGATTGGGCTAGATTTGATATAACAAAAAGAACAAAGTTTGATGCTACTATAAGTTCTGGTCTTGCTGTTATGGCTTGTAATAAACATTTATATACATCACACGCAAAAGTAGAAAGACAAAAGTTAAATGTAAGTATAGCTAAATATAAACAAAAAGGTATGCGATCAAAATTAATAAAAAAATAATATGGCTGATTCAGTTTTAAAAGGTGCTTTTCCTAGTCAAGTCGTTAGCGATAAAGAGAAAATTACTCAAGAGTACGGTCTTAAGGTTGCCAAAGCTATAGAAAGTGAATGGTTTAACAGAGACTCAGGTACTAATAGATTTTATAATAATCAAAATGAGTTTCATAAGCTAAGACTATACGCTAGAGGAGAGCAATCAATACAAAAATATAAAGATGAATTATCGATCAATGGTGATTTATCATACCTTAATTTAGACTGGAAACCTGTACCTATTATACCTAAATTTGTAGATATAGTGGTTAATGGTATAGCCGAAAGAAGTTATGATGTAAAAGCATACTCACAAGATCCATACGGCGTTGCTAAAAGAACTGCTTATATGGAATCTATATTGAGAGACATGGAAACTCAAGAGCTTACAAAATATGCAAACGAAGCTTTTGGTATCTCTTTACAAGAAAATCAGATGAACGAAATGCCTGAAACTGAAGAAGAGTTACAGCTGCATATGCAATTATCATATAAACAAGAAGTTGAAATAGCTGAAGAACAAGCTATAAATGTTATATTAGAAGGAAATAATTACGAGAACGTAAGAAAAAGAATGTATTATGATTTAACTGTACTAGGTATTGGTGCTGTTAAAAATGTATTTACAGAGACAGAAGGTATAACAATAGACTATGTTGATCCTGCTAATTTAGTTTGGTCATACACTGAAGATCCTTTCTTCGATGACATATATTATATAGGTGAAGTAAAAACAATACCTATAAACGAACTTAAAAAACAGTTTCCAAATATATCACAAAGTGATTTAGAACAAGCTGCTAGTGCTGGTTTCCAAAGTAAAGGGTTATCTAGAGCTCAAACAGAGTCAAGTAATTTAGATAAAAACCAAGTACAAGTATTATACTTTAACTATAAAACTTTTATGAATGAAGTTTATAAGGTTAAAGAAACAGGTTCAGGTGCTACAAAAATATTATTAAGAGATGATGAGTTTGATCCACCTATTGAATATTTTGAGCAACAGTTTGGTAAATTAAAAAGATCTTTAGAGGTTTTATATGAAGGAGCTATAATACTAGGGACCAAAACATTACTTAAATGGGATCTTGCTAAAAACATGATGAGACCTAAAAGTGATTATACTAAGGTTAAAATGAACTATAGTTTAGTTGCACCAAGAATGTATAAAGGTAGAATAGAATCATTAGTTGGTAGAATAACTGGTTTTGCAGACATGATACAGTTAACTCATTTAAAGCTACAACAGGTTATGGCTAGAATGGTTCCTGATGGTGTTTATTTAGATGCTGATGGATTAGCTGAAATTGATTTAGGTAACGGAACTAATTACAGCCCGCAAGAAGCTTTAAATATGTTCTTCCAAACTGGTTCTGTTATAGGTAGATCATTTACGCAAGAGGGTGATATGAACCCAGGTAAAATACCAATACAAGAAATACAATCAGGTAGTGGTGGTCAAAAAATGCAATCATTAATTCAGACATATAACTACTATATGCAAATGATAAGAGATGTGACCGGGTTAAATGAAGCTAGAGATGCTAGTACACCAGATAAACATGCTTTAGTTGGTATACAAAAACTAGCTGCTGCTAATAGTAATACAGCAACTAGACACATATTGCAATCAGGTTTATATGTAACATCAGAAGTATGTGAGGGTATATCACTTAGAATATCTGATATATTAGAATTTTCTGCAACTAAAGAGGCATTTATACAAAAAATAGGTAATCATAATGTTGCTACCTTAGATGAAATGGCTGATTTACATTTATACGATTTTGGTATATTTATTGAGCTGTCTCCAGATGAAGAAGAAAAACAAATGTTAGAAAACAACATACAAGTTGCTTTGTCAAAAGGTTTAGTAGACTTAGAAGATGCTATTGATATTAGAGAAATAAAAAATGTAAAACTTGCTAATCAGTTACTAAAAATACGTAGAAAGAAAAAGCAAGAAAGAGATCAAGCTCTACAAGAAAGAAATATAAAAGCTCAAGCTGATGCTAATGCTGAAGCTCAAAAAGTTGCAGCGCAAGCTGAGGTACAAAAAGCACAAGCTTTGGTACAAACTAATATGCAGCTAGAAGAAGGTAAAGCTCTTTTAGAACAACAGAGAATGATGAAAGAAGCTCAAGTTAAAAAAGAATTAATGAATCATGAGTTTGAAATAAACATGAAGTTAAAAAACATGGAACTTCAAACTATTGATAATAAAGAAAAACAAAAGGAAGATCGTAAAGATGAAAGGACTAGAATCCAAGCATCTCAACAATCTGAATTAATAGATCAAAGAAAAAGCGGAAAGCCACCTAAAAACTTTGAATCTGCAGGTAATGATATATTAGGTGGTGGTTTTGGATTAAATGCTTTTG